GGGACGCCGATGCTCAAAACGCGCTGGACAACACCATGTTTAACGAAATGAGAAACGACGGTAGATATGTTAAGTATGATCCTCAACGCGACACCCGCGTAACATTTGGCAAAAAGTAAGAGGACTAAATTATGGCTAATAAGGATGCCGCATTTGGTTTGATACCCGCTCGTATGATGGGGGGCGCTCCTTACTCTGGAGGTCAAAGCCGTTACCGTATCGCTTCCAATCAGAGTGGTGCTATATTCCAAGGAGACTTGGTGAAGCAACTCACTGGTGGTACGGTTTCTCGCGCCGCAGCCTCTAGCACCGTTCCGGTGGTAGGAGTTTTCAACGGAGTTCAGTACACCGACCCAACATCAAAAGAAGTGGTTTTCAAAAACCATTATCCCGGTTCGATAGTAGCAAGTGATATCATCGCATTTATCATTGACGATCCTAATGTAGTGTTTGAGATCCAAGCTGACGACACCTTCCCCGTAGCTGATTTGTTCGGCAATTTCGACATTGTAGACCAATCAACAACTGGGGATACCGCTTCTGGAAGATCTAACATGGAATTAGACGTAACTACTGGTGCAACAACCACTACGTTACCGCTAAAAGCTATTGATATCTCTCAGGATCCCGATAACGACGACGTTGCGAGTGCCAACACTAATGTCATGGTTGTAATTCAGAACCATATCATGGGTGTCAAAGGCGCTGGCCTAGCTTAGTAGGAGGCTAAAAAATGGCTATTTCAAGAGCACAATTAGCCAAAGAGCTTGAGCCAGGGCTTAATGCACTCTTTGGTCAATCGTATGATCAGTATGATCGCGAATACGAAGAAATCTACGCGATGGAAGACAGTCAAAGAGCTTTTGAAGAAGAAGTTCTGATCACTGGTTTCGGAGCGGCTCCGACCAAAACTGAAGGTCAGGGTGTATCGTTTGATACCGCTAGTGAAGGTTTCACTGCTCGGTATACCCACGATACAATATCGTTGGCTTTTTCGCTCACCGAGGAAGCGCAAGAAGATAATTTGTATGACTCGTTGGGTAAGAGATATGTTCGTGCTTTGGCACGATCCATGGCTCACACGAAAGAGGTGAAGGGAGCAGACGTTCTAAACAACGCTTTTTCAAGCTCTTTCACTGGGGGCGATGGCGTATCTTTGATCAACACTGCTCACCCGCTTGCGGGTGGTGGCACGTTGGCCAACAGAGCCACAACCATGGCTGACCTAAATGAGACCTCGTTAGAAGATAATCTTATCGACATCAGTACTTTTACTGATGATCGAGGCTTGACTATCTCTGTGCGAGCAACAAAATTAGTTGTACCACCACAACTGGTTTTTGTTGCTGACCGAATCTTGAATTCTCCAGCACGATCCGGCACCGCAGATAACGATCTCAACGCCATCAAGAACACAGGTGTTCTTCCCGGCGGTTATACGGTCAACCACTACCTTAATGACCCAGATGCTTACTTCATTCTCACTACGGTGACTGAAGCTGGCGAGGGGCTGAAGATGTTCCAGCGTACTCCGATGGAAACCAGCATGGAGCCTGACTTTACAACAGGTAACATTCGTTATAAGGCGCGTGAGCGCTATAGTTTTGGCTTTTCTGACCCAAGGGGAATTTTCGGTTCCCAAGGGGCGTAAAGCTCAAGCTACGGAAAGAGGGCTTCGGCCCTCTTTTTTTGTGCCTACCCATAAGCTAAACTCAAACGGTCTATGGTGATCAGATAGGCTGATCACTGGTTCAAAGGAGAACTGTATGACTACTCATTTTACTTCGGGCGTTACTAACGTCGCGGGAACAAGCACTTTAGGTAAGCTGAAGATGCCAGCCCCCGCAAAATACCATGTCTATCACAACGATTTTGACACCTATCTAGCGTCGGATTGGACTATCACCACCACCGAGGGCGGTTCCGGCAACGCATCAGAGGCTCTGGGCGATGGCGACGGCGGTTTGCTGGTGATCACGAACGATGATGCAGATAACGATAACGATTTTCTCCAACTGGTTAAGGAGGGGTTTAAGTTTGAGTCTGGTAAGCAATTAGCTTTCAACGCTCGTTTTAAAACTTCTGATGCAGATGCGAGTGATGTCGTAATTGGATTACAAATCACAGATACCTCACCCTTAGATGTCTCTGATGGCATTTTTTTCTTGCTCACTGACGGCAGCACAACTCTACAATTCATCGTTGAAAAAGACGGCACACAAAGCACGTTGGATCTTCCAACGGCGATGGCCGACGACACTTTCATGACTGTTGGCTTCGTCTTCGATCCCCGCGATCAGACATTCCACGTTTATCAAAACAACGCAGAAGTCGGCACTGTGGTTTCAACCAATGCCCCAGACGATGAGGATTTGACAGTCAGCTTCGGAATCCAAAATGGTGCCGCTGCTGCGAAAGTGATGACAGTCGATTACATCACCGCAATGAAAGAGCGGACTGCTAATACAGAACTTTAGGGGGTGACGTATGGCTGATGCAGTTGCAACACAAACCATCCAAGATGGTGAAAGAAACGCTGTCCTTCGCTTCACTAACGTAAGCGACGGAACGGGCGAGAGCAACGTTGTCAAAGTAGATGTGTCAGCACTTGCAAAAAATGCAAGAGGTCAAAGTTGCACAGAGGTTCATATACAACGAATCTATTGGGCAACGGTTGGTATGTCGGTCAAATTAGATTTTGATGCGTCAACGAATGTTTTGGCAATCGGTTTGCCAGCAGATTCGACGGGAGATGAGTATTACGACTCATTCTCTGCCATACCCAACAACGCTGGTTCTGGCAAAACAGGAGATATCTTGTTCAGTACGACCGGGCATAGTTCGGGCGACACTTACATGATTATCTTAGAATTGCTGAAGCGGTATGACTAATGGCTGACACAAAAGATGTGAAGCGAACTAAGTCAGGAAGGCTCGTTTACCGCGGCGAGTCCTTTCCTGGCTATAACAAGCAAGTGCGTACCTCTGGTGAAAATAAAAAATTTAAGGTGCTTGCGAAAAAGGGTGATCAAGTAAAAATTGTAAGATACGGCGATCCCAACATGGAGATCAAGCGTGATAATCCAGAGCGTCGCCGCAACTTTCGGGCCAGGCACAACTGCGATGCAGTGCAAAAAAAGAAGGACGTATTCGCAGCGAGTTATTGGTCATGCCGCAACTGGTGATGTAAATGGCAGAACGAAGACTCATAGAAGCTCCTACCATACTGCCCGGAGGCGGTCTTTTTGACCCAACGCCACGATTTAGAAATACCGACGCAGATCGTGCGGCGGCAGAATATCGCTTCTCAAACCCGTATGCAGATCTACAAGACTTTCTTTTAGAGCAGCCTGTTTTTGACCGTGACCCAATCCGACAGCCTAGTGTCACTACTGGGTTGACGCGGTTAGATCGGCCCGATTTTTCTGAAGGTGACATCAAACAAAGATTTACAGATGTCTTTGAGCGACAACGAGCAATAGAAAAAGCTCAAGAGGACGCTAGAGCAAAGGCGATAAGCGACTTACGAGATGAACTCGCAAAAGAAACCGCAAGCGCTGCTGATGCAGCGGCTCAATCTCGATCGGAGTTGACCCAAACTTTAGAGGGGCGGATTGCTGAGGCGAGAGAAGCAGCATCTCAAGAAATCGCTGACCAAGGCACAGTCATTGAGGATTTACAGGGCAGAATCGGTTCTTTGACACAAGATTTGGGCGGAATTTCAAAAACCATCTCTGAGGAACAAGCAAAGCTATCGGCTGAGTTGAGAGAAAGCCAAAAGGGCGCAGTCGATCTTGTTCAAGGGAGAATAGACGGGCTAACTGATGAATTGAAAGCCGTTTCGGACTCTGTTGGTGAAGAAGCAGTAGAAACTACGAACAATCTGCGTAATGAAAGAGAGCAGATCGTAGGAAATCTTGAAAGCCAGATAACCGCTCTTAAAGATCAAGTAGACACGCTCCCAGTAGATCAGATTCAAGCGCGGATCGCAGAGATTTCAGAACAGTCGGAAAACTTCGTTGCATCAGCCTCAGAGGCACGCGCAGCACTAGCACAACAAATCGCAGCGTTAGAAGAACAAGGCGTGACGCAAGAGGACTTGTCGGCGGCTTTGTCTGGTAGAGCCTCGCTAGAAGACATTGAGCGTTTACAGGATGCTTTGTCTGGTAGAGCTTCGCTAGAAGACATTGAGCGTTTAGAGGATGCTTTGTCTGGTAGAGCTTCGCTAGAAGACATTGCGCGTTTACAGGATGCTTTGTCTGGTAGAGCGACAGTAGAAGATTTAGAAAAGTTCCGAGGCGACTACCAAGCCACTGGCCGATTGGTTGAAGAAGCGTTGCAAACTGGACAAAAACAAAGACAAGGGTTGCAAGAAAGAATCCAAGCCTTGCAAGAGGCCCAATTAGATCCCGCAAATATCCAGCAAGAGCGACAGACAGCAATCACTACGGCTCTGGATCCGATACAGGCTCAGTTACAACAAATCCAAGGGTCAATACCGCAGCAAATAGACGTTGAAGCGCTGCGTCAACAAATTACTGCCGACATCTTGGGGCAGATACCACAAGGCGGCGGTGGTGTGCCATCGACAGGAGGCGGCGTAGGCTCCAACCTCGCTGCTGATATGAATGTGAGTGACGGCGTTGCGGACGCAATGGGTTACTTTGAAGAGCCGGAGAGAAACATATACGGAACCATGCCAACCACTGAGGGTGCGGCAGAGATGGGCGCAACCCCATACGTCGATCCTGTGGTTGCTGCTGCCGCAACTCCAGCAACGACTTCACAGCAAACGGCTATGGCACCGCCCCCTGCTGTCACAGGTGGAGTGGCTGCGATCAATCCTGCTGCGACTCAAGCTGCGCAAGCAGCAGTCGTAGCGGCTAATCAAGTCCCACCAGCGATAGTGCAGCAAGCACCAGTAATACAACAACCAGTAGTGCAACCACCATCGCGATTCACTCCCAGAGTTGGATTGCAGCAATACGGGAGGCGTAGATGATGCCAAAAGAAAAAATAGAAAAAGTAGCTAAGGCTCTCAAAAAGGCGAGTAACACTCACGCAAAACAAGCTAAAACTTTGGAGTCCATTAAGTTGAAAAAAGGTGGCAGCGCAAAAAAAGACAACATCCCAGACAACGTAGCGAATCCCAGCCTATATCGAAAAGCGAAAGCCAAAGCGAAAGCTAAATTCGACGTATACCCTAGTGCTTACGCAAATTCTTATATGGTTTCTCAATATAAGAAGATGGGAGGCAAGTACAAGGGAGCTAAGAAAGCTGGCGGTGGTGAAGTAGCCTTCAACGCTAAGAAAAGCGATCTTAATAAAGACGGAAAAATATCGAAGTACGAAAGAGCAAGAGGCACTGCGATAGCCAAAAGCATGGCCAAAAAAATGAGTCAGGGGGGCAGCGTCCTAGTTCAATCAAGAGGCTGTGGCGCAATCATGCCTAGCAAACAGAAACAAACACGAATCCCTCGCAGCTAATGAGAAAGAAACCGGATCCCAAGGTTGGAACAGGAAAGAAGCCGAAAGGGTCAGGCCGAAGACTATATACGGATGAGAACCCGAAAGACACAGTAGGCATCAAATTCGCTACTATGAAAGATGCAGATGCGACGGTGAGAAAAGTAAAAAGGATAGACAA